GGTGACCGGACGATGCTCATATGGTTAGGCAAACAATATCTCGGGCAACGCGATAACCTCGACATCGATCATGGGGGCAATATGCTCATCAAGATCGGGTTCGATGACGATGGCGAATGACACCGTTTATCGCAACTATCGTGGCTTAAAGTGCACTTCTTTGACAAACTGTGCGAGAATTTCGGGGAGGGACTATGAAACTAAGCATTGCGATGATAGTGCGGGATGAAGAGAACAACATCCGACGGGCACTCGATAGCGTTTTGCCGATTGCAGATGAGATCGTAATACTCGATACCGGTTCGGTTGACAACACAAAAGCAATTATAACCGCTTACGAAGACCCGAAGATAAAGCTATCAGATCACCCTTGGAAAAACGATTTTTCAGAAGCACGAAACGCCTCGATAGGGCAATGTACCGGCGACTGGATCATGATACTTGACGCGGACGAAGAACTGACGCCCGAGGCTCGAAGTGAATTAAGGGCGCAACTTGAAGCGTTGCCCGGCACGGCACACACCGTGATGATGGTTGGGCGGAACTTTGTAACCGATCATACTTTCGATACGATGTCACAGCCGCGTGTTTTCCGCACGGGCACGATCCGCTATGAACACGCGATACACAATCAGCCGAGATTCGCAAAAGACATCTTCCGAAGTGAGCTGATAATCAATCATTACGGCTATATGTGGGCGCCGGAACTGCTCGATAAGAAGCGCAAACGATCAATGCCGCTGATTGAGGAGATACTCAAAACGGAGTTACCACCAATAGAACGGCTATATTATAAGTGTCAACTTTACAAGATGCAATTCACTTTCGAGCACGACACGAGTTACATAACCGCGAAGGAAATCCTTGACGAATTGCGAACCGCCAAGGAGATGCCGTATATTGTGTATGAGGTGATGATCCTCGCGGGATTCCAAGCGATACAACGGCGGGAATTCGAGTTCGCAACGGATTATATCGACGTCGCGAAGCTGATCTACGAGGATGTGCCGGACGCATACTTGATCGAGTCGCTGATGCACCACACAACCGGCGATCATCTAAAAGCCGTTCGAGCGTTTCATACATATTACGACAAGTACGCAAGACTTGATCGGGCAGCTTATAACTGCTCGATACAATGCGATAAGTACGTTGATATTGTCAGGCTCGTGATTGCCGCGTCTTTCGTTGCGGTCGGGCTTCCGGATATGGCGGTCGAGGAATTTAATTTAGTTAAGAAGTCTGCTATGATAACCGAATTTCTGGACAACTTCGTGCTGTACCTATCCAAACACGTAGACGACAAGTTGCTAAAGCGGTTTATGCCGCATCTGTTGGAGATAGCGGACGGCGAGCAGGTGAATCTCTCACCTCTATATTCCCGACTCAAAAAAACCGGTATCGAACTCGGAAGTAAACGCAAAAAGATTGCCATACTTTATAAACCGGGGCTTGGAACGTTCCTTGATGGGATTCGTCAGGGACTTTCCAAAGAGTATCTGGTCGAAACGATACAAGTTGCCAATCTCGATCACTTCAAAGATCGGGTCGAAGACGCTGATCTTGTCTGGTATGAGTTTGGGAACGAACTCGCGATCGAAGGGACCAAACGGTTCGACAAAAAAAGCATTGTTCGCGTTCACGGGTATGAAGTTATAAACGGGCTTGTTCAAGATATTTATCACCCGAATGTATCTCGTTACTTATTTGTAGCCGATCACGTTCGGAATATGGTCAATATCCCGGAGATAGCGGACAAGGTATCGATCATCCGAAATGGCGTGAATACAAGTAAGTATACCTTCGCTGAGCATCAACATGGGCGCAAGATTGCTTTTGTCGGGAACTTCAATACCAAGAAGAACCCCGGGCTTGCGATTCAGATACTGCACGAGCTTGTGAATGTTGGCCGGGGAGATTATGAGCTTCACTGGGCCGGCGATATGCAAGACGTGCGGCTGTACGCTTATACGATGAATCTGGTACACGCGATGGGCTTACAGGATCGTTTCTTTCTCTACCAACACGTGAATACAAATACGTTCCTCGAGGATAAGGATTACTTCCTATCGACTTCGATGCACGAGGGATACGGAATGGCAATTCTTGAAGCGATGAGCAAAGGGATTAAACCAATCATCCACAACTTTTACATCGCCGATGAGTTCTACCCGATGCAGTATGTGTTTAATTCGATTTCGAGCGCCGTTGAAATGATAAAGGATGAGCCGTATGACTCAACTGAGTACCGTCAATTCGCGGAACGGCACAGCGAAACAAAGCAACTGGAAAAGATAAGCGAGTTAGTGCGGGAAGTGATAAACGAATAACTGGCACAATGTGCATCCTAAAAGGAGGCCGGCATGGCAAACAGCAGAAAAACATTATATGATCCTTCAAGGCTGGCCACTTATCATGGTTGGGCCAGAGAGGGATGATGATGACGATGGCGAATGACACCGTTATAGACATTCGATTCAAGAGCAAAGCGCAAGAGTTCAACGACGCATACATTCCGTACCTCAAGAACCAAACGCGGTACGAGATATTTTACGGTGGAGCCGGGAGCGGGAAGAGTTATTTTATCGCGCAACGCATCTTGTTAGACATAATGCAAAACAAGAACCAAAAGGTGATTGTTGCCCGCAAAGTTGCAAGGACAAACCGGCATTCAACGTATGCGTTGCTTCGTACGCTTATTTACAAGTGGAATCTTGATAAATTCTTCCGTGTGAACAAAAGCGAGCTTGAAATCACGTTCGTAAACGGATCACAAATTATATTCTCCGGCCTTGACGACGTGGAAAAACTCAAGTCGATAGTAAACATTACGGGGATATGGGTAGAAGAGGCGAGCGAGATCACCGAGGAAGACTTTATGCAACTTGACTTGAGGCTTCGCGGCGTATCAAGCAAGCCAAACTGGTTCGTACTATCGTTCAATCCAATATCGCAACTATCGTGGCTTAAAGCGCACTTCTTTGACAAACTGTGCGAGAATTGTACTATCCTAAAGACCACATACAAAGACAACCTGCGATTCTTGGACGCCGATTACGTACGCGTGATAGAGAACCTGATCAACGAGGACGAGAATTATCACCGCGTATATGCGCTTGGCGAATGGGGCATCCTCGGCAATCTGATTTACAACAATTGGGACATCGTTAACAAGATGCCGAATCAGTATGACGAGGTGATATGGGGGCTTGACTTCGGATATAACAATCCAACCGCCTTGATCAAGATCGGAATACGAGACAACGAGATATACATCCCGTTCGAATTTTATCGGTCCGGGCTAACCAACACGGAGCTCATTCGCGAGATTCAAAAGATCGTCAAGCCGAAAGAATCTATATACGCTGACTGTGCGGAACCGGATCGGATTCAAGAGATTTACTACGAAGGTTTTAACGTGTACAAAGCCGAGAAGAAGATCACCGACGGAATTGATTCCGTCAAGCGGTATAAGCTCCATATATACAGCGAATGTGTTAACACGATCAAAGAGATACAAGCATATAAATACAAAGAGGACAAAGACGGCAACACGCTCGAGATACCGGTAGAATACAACGACCACGCGATGGACGCGATACGGTATGCGATACACACCGGAATCGGTAAGCGAACGGCAACAGATATCACAACGGTCAGGTGGTGACAAGTGAAGACTAACTTATGGAAGCTGTACCAAGGCAAGGCATACGATGAAGAATACCGGACGGATCGCTCGCTCCCGTGGAATGTGAAGAAGATATATAACCCCGCACCGCTGATTATCAACATGGACGTGTCGATGATTCTTAAGGGGTTTAACATTACCGGCAAGGTTGCCGAAACGATCATCGCGTCGAACGACTGGGAATATTCGAAGGAGAACCTCACACTCAAGATTCTGCTCGAAGGACGCGCGTGGGTGGATATTGCCAAGGTCGAAGATGAAGTACTTCTCGCCGTTCTTATCTCTGACGAAATTCCAGAGATCAAATACGATGCTGGCGGGAATATCACCTACGCGAAGATCAAAATAGACACCGAAGAAGAAAAGATTGAGAAAGAATACTTCCCCGATCGAATCATTCAGAAAGTGAATGAAGAGGTAACGGAACTCCCAAATCTCTGGGGTTTTATTCCGTTAGTTGAGTTCACCGCCGAGAAGGCCGAGGAAGACGCGGTATCCCGGATCGAGAATCTGATCGATACGTTGGATGAGATCAACGAGTATCACGCGGATATCAAAGCGATTGGCAAGCTCCATTCTGATCCTCTTGCGTGGGGGAACGTGCGGCTCAACTCCGAGTCGTTACAATCAAAAGACGAAGAAAAGCGTGAAGACACCAAAGCAGTCAGGCAGATGCGCTTCGTCCCGGTTCCTGACGGCGGTCAGATGCAATTCCTCGAGATGTCCGGGAGCGTGATGAAGGTTATGGCCGGCGAGAAAGACAAGCTGATCGAGCAGGTTCAAAACGATTATCCAGAGATCATGCTCGTACAAGTGTCGCAAGGCGCAGCACAATCAGGATACGCGTTTGAAATGAAGCTGACCGGCCTAACCTCAATTATCTCGCGTTATCGCTCAATCCTCAAAATCGGGCTTGAAAAGGTATTTGAGTATGCTTCGCTGATGCTTGGATCCAAAAACGACGCGGTTATATCCTACGAGTCAATAATATCCAAAAACCCGTCAGAATTGATTGCCAATCTTGCGGTAGCCGTCGGCGCCGGAATCGTTGATAAAGAGACCGCGACAGAAGAGATATGCAAGGCGCTCTCGATTGACCCTGCCCCTGTGTTGAAGCGGATTAAAGAGCAAGCCGAAGAAGAGGACGTGTACGACAAGCAATGGGCGGCGGAAGAACAAGCGGTTGATAGCGATGCAGAGGCGCGTTGATATTGAAATAACCAAGAAGCTCGAGCAAAGATACGGGCGTGTGCTCAACCGTTTTTTTAACAACGTTGAAAGAGCCGTGGACAAGATAGACTTTGATAACGGGACACTTACCGCCATTTTCAGTTCTACGCTTAAAAACGCGGCAAAGGAATACGGAAAAGACTTTACAAAGTTATTCGAGAAAACCTTTGACGATATGGACGACAAGCTCACACAAGCCTATTACACGGAGTTATACAAACAACTTCCGGCGAGATTTCGGTACGAATCAAAGAAGTACAAGTTCGAGAAAGATGCGGAGGATATCAAACTGTTTGAATTTGTGCAAAACCGCTGGAAAAACATGACGCAAACCAACTACGCGGCGACCGCTTGGGTGATGAATAAACCGGCGATTGACGGTATCAAGCTATCCCAACGCATCTGGAAGCTCGCGGATAAAACAGCAGAGGACGTGAAGCGGATACTGACGGCATCACTCCAAACTGGAATGAGTGCAAAGAAGGTTCGTAACCAGATATTACGCACGCAAGCACAACTGGAACCTTCGATCCCAAGGTATATTCAAGAGCAACTTCAAGGCTTATCACCCGCTGGCGCACGCAAAGTGATAGACAGGTACGTTCGCAAGACGATGCGATATAACGCGATGAGAGTTGCAAGAACGGAGATACAGCGAGCGTGGCGCGGCTCATACGTTGAGATGACGAAGAAGCTGCCGTTTGTGAAGGGCATCAAGTGGAATCTTTCCGGGAGTCATCCGGAGGTTGACATCTGCGATGATCTGGCAGACGCGGACGTCGGGCTTGGCCCGGGGGTGTACCCGAAGAACGCGGTGCCTTATGGCGGACAACCGGCTCATCCACACTGTATGTGTTATCTCACGTCCGAGATGGATAGCGTTGAAGAATTTGTAGATTCCCTATAGCCCCAATACGGGCTTTTTTCATACATACCCTCCCTTGCGGGCCTGCGGGCCCGTTTTTT